TAAATATTTTCTGCTTGTTGTAGTATATCCGCTAAATATGGTTCGGTTGGTGCATATGGGATTACTTCGCCAGATGTTTGGGTAGTACCGCCTCCTGATGACATATATTATTTCTCCAATTTCTTTTCTAATAAATAGTGTGTTATTTTATAATCTTGTTCTTTAAGTAGTTTAGACCATCCTGGTCGAGCATATGTTTCAATATGTGTACAACCATTTTGTTTAGCCCAATCTTCTACTAATGGCATTTTATCTTGCCATTGTTTTCTGTTGCGACCAGTTACAATAAATATATTAAGAGCTTTACTATTAGTTCTTTGTAATATTTTAGTAACACCACAACCTTGAAAGTTTTGTTTTTTATTAACATTCCACAAAACCCAAAGTTGCATCTTGCCATCTAATAAATCATTATAAATATCTTCTACAATAAAATGATTTCCAGAATACTTTAATGCTTTATCTATTGAATCTTGTACAATAGGAAAGACTTCTTTAATATTTTCTTTAGGTACGTATACAGGTGTTGTCATGTAATTTCTAAATAACTTGTTATTACGTGTAATCTATTTGCAGTTGCAGCAGTAGCTTTTAATATATCAGATTCACCTAATACTAGTGTAGCATTATGTCCGCCCATACCTTGTATAGTAGCTTTAGCTCCAATAGCTGCATCTTTTAAAAACTGAAATGTATCACTACCATTTACTATAGTTAATGAAATACTGTCATCATTATTACTATCTTCGCATATTATAATAGATTTTACAATAACAGTAGAACCAGTAGCTACAGTAATTAATGCAGTTGCATTAGTTGTAGTTAAATCTATCTTCGAGTTTTTATAAGTATGTGCCATTAGTCTTTATGCATATTTAATTGTAGTAGTGATTTCCAAAATTCATCAAGTGGATTGTGTTCACAATTATCACATCTACAATATTCACATACACCATCTTTACCACAATGACAAACGTGATCGCAATTATTACATTTATCTATGCTAGAAACCATGCTGTTACCTCCTGATTTTCTACGTTATGATATCTTACTAATTGATTTACAACATCTTCAGATACTAATTGAAACTCATATTGTGATAATAATACACCTTCTAAAGTATAAGCAGGATAGTTATAAACATATTCTAAATTTTGTTTACTAGCCATTACCAGTTACCTTGATCATCTTTACCATAACCACGTCTTTCTCCCATAGAACCACCAATAGGGCCTCCCTTAGTTCCAGTGCCTCCACCAGATGTATCTGTATCTGATGATTGAGAATCAGTTTGATCACCTTCTGTTGCTTTTTGTTGCTCTGCAAATTTTTCTGCTGCTGCTTTTGTAGCCTCAGCTATGTCTTTTTGTGTTTGATATGCTTGTTTAGATGCTGCTTCTGTGGTTTCTTTGGTACCTTTACCAGATACTTTGTCTTTACCAATATTGCTTAAATCACCTAAAAATCCAGTAGGTTTAACAGGGCCAGTATAACCATACGTTTCTGGATCAGTTGGTTGACGTTTATCTAAATCTACATTTCTTTGTTGTCTACTATAGTAATCACTAATAGTACTTGGATCAGCAAGAGGACTTGGAGCATAGTTTGGATTGTTATAACCAAAATACTGACCTAATAAATTAGGATTATAAGATGGTTCTGGTTCTGGTGTACCAAAAGCCCCTCGTTCACCATATCTTCCTTCACGTAAATCAGGATCACGAGTTGCTGTTGTGCCTACTAAACCAGTAACTGGATCTACAGGTAATACACCTGCATAACCAGGATCACCATAATCTATATTAGGATCATAAATTCCAGTGCCTACAGTACCGCCACCCATTTCAATACCTTTTGCAATAGCTTCAGAAGTAGGTGTTTGAAACATTGGAATACCAGTATTAGGATCTATTTGAAATTGATTTTGTGCAATAAAACCAGAAGGTGTTTCTAAAAATTGTTGTTGTTGAGGATCTATATTACCAAAGTATTGTGGATTAGATATGGATTTATCTGTTGTATTTAACAAAGATTGAATAGCAGATGGATTATTACCTGCTAGTCTACCATAAGTTAAGTTTCTATACTTTGCTACTAAATCGTCAAACTGTGCCATTATCTATAACCTTCTTTGATTGCTTCTATATCTATACCTTGTGCATCTGACCATGTGGTAGCTGCAGGTATAGTTAAGTTAAATTTAAAATATCTTGCTGATTTATGAAATGGTAGTGTGCCTGTGCTATGCATATTAGCCTGTGCAGTATTAGAAGCAGTATCAGCAACTCTATTTCTAAAACTTAATGTTCCTGTAGCAGCAGTAGTATCTACTATAGGTCTTACATGTGTAATTAAAGATCTATTCATTGGAAATATTTCTGTTTCTCCAGTGCCTATTTCTGCTTCTAAAGAATCACCACCAAATGATCCTAGTTTGTGATCAGTATTAAATGCACCTATAGATCTAAAACCACCAATAAATACAGCACTATCAAGTGATACTGTTATAGCATCTAAATCATTAGTACCTGCTGTAGGATAGTCATCTAAATCTTCTAACGTAAATCCAGGTGATAAATAATCAATAATAACTTCATGTTCTAATTCTACTATAGACCATCTATTACTAGCTATATGAAAGATTAATATCTTATCATTGTGTGTATTAGAATTATTACCAGTAGCAGAAGGATAAGACCACATAACTAATTTATTTTCATGATCATATGCAGCTCTAACTCTTTCTCTTAATGTAAATTTAAGATCATTATAAAAAAAACGATCTACTTTATTTGCACCTATAGGTTTAGAACTAGAACCGTCTGTTACATAAAAACCATCTTCAGATAAATAATAAACCATATTACCTACTTGTATTATATTCTTACCTTGTACAGCTCCTCTATTATCTTCTATTCTTCTAAAAGAAAATACAACATTACCACCACGATAATCCATACGAGTGATACGATCTTCTTGAAATATTAATCCAAACTGTCCACCAGTAACTCCTGTAATAACACCACCCTCTGGTAGTGTTTCAGAGTCAGCTTGATTTACACCTGCAGTCCAAGCAGTAGCACTATTAAAACTAGCCCATTGAACTTTGTTTTGTAATGTAGGTTGAAATCCTGTAACTATAAAATTACCAACAATAGCAGCATGTCTAAAGGTAGGAGGTGATCCTGACAATGCAGCAAAGTCTGATGATGAATCTAATGTCCATGCTTGTGGAGGATTAACTCCATTAAATGCAATTACTGTTTCACCAAATCTAACAAAATCCCAATAACCGTTTGTGTCTGTAGCAAATGTAGTACCACCACTTTCATCAACAAAAGCATTAGCAGTAAGTTTATATAATTTAGTAGCATCACCAGCAAAAATAGATACAACACCACTATCTGATTTAAATGCTTTACCACCTTGTGTTCTTGCATCAGTAGCATTACTTGAAGTAGCAGCTATATTATTAAATGGTCTATAACTATTTACAGCAGGAAATACATTCTTAGCTTGAGTTGCACCAGGATTAACATGATCTGGTAAATCTGGTAACCATTCTCCAAAAGGTAACTGCATTATCTTACGTTATCTAGATTGTTAATATTAATACCTGATCTTTGAATTAAAGGTGAACCATTGTATTTATCTAAATCATCTGCATCTTCTGCTTGTTTGATAGCAGATTCATACTGAGTTTTAAATTGTACAACTGTTTGTTGATCCATACCTCTAAGAAATGTTGATGCATAATATAATGCACCATATAAATATATATCAGGAAACTTTGTAAGAATAGTATTAGTTGTAGTTGTAGCATCAATACTATCAAATGCTTTATAAAAAACTATTCTAGCTGTATATGTAGAATCAGGTACAGGACTAAATCTAAAATTAGATCCTTCAATAGAAAATGCTTTAGGTATTCCAGAGTTAGTATAGTCTTGTGTATCTGCTTGATGATAAGGAGTCATTAACTGTAATACTCTTTGTGGACTAGTACTGGTTAAAATAAAACTTCTTATTTGTAAAAATCCTGTAGGTAATGTTTCTGTTTCTGTGTCAATAGTAAATGAACTATCAACAGTTTCCATAGCTCTTATTCTTAATCTGCGATTAAAGTCTGCTTCAGTAAGATCTATAAAGTCATCTATTTCTGAGGTCAAGTCATCACGTGCTAAGAAATTAGCAATAGCAGTTTTTAAATTTGCATAATTGTTTAAAGCCATTATAATTTTTTACTTCCTACTCTAAAGTTTTGGAACTCATTACTATTAATCATCTTTTTAATAATATCTCTTTGATCATCTTTATGTAATTTATGATAGTTAGAATGACCAAATAGTTCTTTTGTTTTAATTTGTAATGCAATCAAAGGTATCTGTGCTATACGTTGAAACTCACCTTTTTGTTCTTGAGTATGATTTCTAGATATTTTATTTTGTTTAAGTATAGACTGAGTATCTTGTGATTTTCTTACTACAAGTTTACTTGTTGTCTTATCTATATGTATATCCTGATTAGGATTATATATATCTGACATATTATAGCTCCGTTGGATCTACATCATAAGCATCTACTAATATTCTCCAACCATAAGTATCGTTGTAGAACACTAAACCAATACCAGTATTTTCTGTGGTAATAGTTAAATCAGCAGTAGCATCTTGTATTTTTTTACCGTTTCTTGCTATTGTTAAGTTGTTGTTGTCAAATGATGCAGCAGCATCTAGTATGTGTATTTTATCACCAGCACTTGGACTTGCAGGTAATGTAATTGTAAATGCTCCGCCTGAAGTATCA